GGAAGTTGGCAAAGGATGAAGCAGAGCCAGACTTTACACGGCACAGTGAAGGCAGAGGGTATCTGTTGCATGAAACACCACGAGAAGGTCCGAAGACAGAAGAAGAAGCAATACACTATTTAATTATGAAAGATGTTCCACAGCATATCTGGCGCAACTACGAAACCAGCAACAGCGTGAAGATGAAAATCATTAGGCGTGAACAGCAGCCAGACAGAGAGTTCCGAAACGCTTGGAGAATAGCGGCATGACAACAACCATTATAGATAAAGACGGCAACGAGATTGATGCCGCTGACGCCACAGTTCCAAGCGACAGGCACTTCCGTAATGCTTGGGCTTTGGACGGCACGGTCATCACAGAGGACTTAGCAACAGCTAAAACAATCTTTGCTGACAAGATACGCGAAGCCCGTAAGCCGCTGCTTGAGGCTTTGGATGCTGACTACATGAAAGCCCTTGAGACTAGTGCAGACACAGCCTCAATTGTGGCTGACAAACAGGCATTGCGTGATGCCCCGACTGCTGGAAATAGCGCAACAACAATTACTGAACTCAAAGCAGCGTGGCCTTCCTGCTGCGGCACAAGCCCATACAAGGAGTAAACAATGGCTAACAGTTACACTTGGGACTTCCCGACACTTGATGTTCACACCGCAAAAGTGAATGGGCATGATGATGCTATAAGCAATATTCACTGGCGGTTTACTGCGGTAAGTGATTCCGATAAAAACGCTGATGGGCAATTCTTGTCAGCAACCATATATGGCACTTGCTCTGTTGATATTCCAGCAGAGGGTGAAGCGTTTACAGCTTTTAATGATGTTACAAAAGACTGGTGCAAAGAGAAGGTTCTTGCTGGTATTGATGGCGGTAAAACTGAAGACGAGCTAAAGGCAATGCTCGATGCCCAGATTGCAGCTATAGTAACACCAGTGCTTGCGTCTAAAGTACCGTCAGGTTGGTGATGGCAAAGCCTACAGCCACATCTGTACAGGCCCAGATCGACACTCATGAGGCGGTTTGCGCGGAGCGATGGAAAGAGACCATCATTCGTATTAAGCGGATTGAGCACACTATGATTGTAACTGCTGGCACGACTATTATTTTGCTTATTGGATTGATTGTTAATGGATGATCCATGCGTTTCTGTTGTTCGTATTTGTGGGCATTGGTGAGGACAAACGCCTCAAAAGTAGTGATATGTATTTTCGCTCTGTCGATGACTGCGTGTACTTTGCACAACGGCTGCACAAGCAGGGTCAAACAATCACCGCTTATTGTTTGCCAGTTGTAGTTCCAGAGGAAACCAAGGTGTACTGATGGACCCAATTACAGCAGCAGCCACAGCCGCCAGCGCATTTAAAGCGGTAGAAAAAGGTTTCCAAACTTTAAAATCCATTGAGAGTATGGCATCCGATCTATCACGCTGGATGGGTGCGCTATCTGATCTTGAGCAAGCTGAGAAAGAAGCCAAGAATCCTCCTTTGTTTAAGAAATTGTTTGCTGGATCAACCGTTGAATCTGCTGCATTTGAAGCTCTTGCAGCTAAGACCAAAGCTGAAGAGGATCGAGCAACATTAAAACAATACATACAATACAGTTATGGTCAGTCTAAATGGGATGAGCTTGTTCGAATGGAAGGCAAGATTCGTAAAGAAAGACAAGAGACTATCTACAAACAAAGAGAACTAAGACGAAAGTTTATTGAGATTGTTGCTGTTATCTTAACTGTTCTTACAGGTATCGGCATACTGGTTATGCTTGTTCTTTGGTTAAGGAGTTTGAACTAATGACTGTAGAAAGTGTAGCAAGAAAGATGTTGGAGTTGCGTATCCTTCCAAGATTTATGATGCTTTGTATGACAGGTGTTTACGTTCGTTGCATTGAATGGGCATTGTCACAACCAGATCTTACTACGCAGCAAGCTAGCCTTATAAGCGTTGTTACAGGCGCAATGACAGGCTCTCTTGCTGTTTGGCTTAATTCGGAGAAGCACTAATGTTACAGGCGTTGATTGGGCCTGTAGGCTCGTTATTGGGTACATGGCTTGAAGGCAAGGTTGAGACAAAAAAAGCTGAAACTGTGGCGAAGGTTGCAACGGCGAAAGCAGAAGCGACTATTATGGAAAAGAAGGCCACGGGTGAGATCGATTGGGATCTAACTATGGCTGATGCTAGTAAGCATAGCTGGAAAGACGAGTGGCTCACTATTCTGTTTTCTGTTCCTTTAGTCCTGGCTTTTTGTGGTGAGTGGGGTAGAACAATTGTTACTAATGGTTTTGCTGCGCTCGATGGCATGCCTGATTACTATAAATATACATTAGGAATTATTGTGTCTGCCTCATTTGGAACAAGGGCAGCCACAAAATTCTTTGGAGGCAAAAAATGAATGTAGCAAAGTTGCGTGTTGATCTTGAGTTGGATGAAGGCATAAAGAATGAGGTGTATTTAGATCATCTTGGTTTAAAAACTGTAGGCATCGGTCATCTTTGTCGTGAAGATGAGCCTGAGTTTGAAATGGAAGTTGGTACGCCTGTGTCCGATGAACGTGTGCAAGTATTGTTTGAGCGTGATTTAGATATGGTTCGTGTTGATTGTATAAAGTTATATCCTTCATTTGATACGTTACCAGAAGATGCAAAATTAATTATAGCGAATATGATGTTTAATCTTGGTTTGCCTCGACTATCTAAATTTAAGAAGATGAAGGCCGCTGTTGAGTCCGGTGATTGGGAAGAAGCTGCTATACAGATGGAAGATTCTAAATGGTATCGTCAGGTTCCCAACAGAGCAGAGCGTTTGTGTAATCGTATGCGGTTGCTGGCTGTTCCTGTCTAGGTTTCACTTGTAAATCTGATTCTTGCTTTGATGCTGTTTTGCTGAGATTTTTGCAGATCAGATATAACCTTCTGAAGGAACTGATGCTCTTCACTGTTAGATGATTCTATTTGCATAAAAGCCATCAGGGATTTGTTAAGTGATACCTGTGCTTTTTTATACAATGATGCTTTCTCTCTAAATTTCATTTTATTGCTCCCTCTTAAAGAGTGGGCCAGTCCCGCAGAACTGGCCCTTCCATCCCATTAAAATAGTGGGTTGGAAATTCAATTTGCTTGCTGCAATCTTGTTGTTTCTATCGCATGGCAATTTGCACATAAGATATGGCATTTTCTTATTTCTGCAAACAATGTTTTCAAATTTGAACTACGCAAATCAGACACGTTACCAGCTTTAGTATGATCATTTAAGTGATGAAACTGCATTGCTACACCGTTCTCATCATATCCACAATGATCACATCCTTGATACTCTTTATATTTATTAAGCCAGTACGCTCGTCTTCTTCTGTTCATCCATTGCTTGGCTCTACTCTTTGCCTTGCGTCTTATGAATGACTCTTTGCTAGTCCATTCTTCACCGTTCTTTGAGGCTTTATGCAAGCCCCAAAAAACCTTGCCATCTTTTCTTTCTTCTCCATGTACTGGCATGTCAGTTATCGATTGCAGAACAAGAAACAAAGTTGAGTCCTTGCCTCCTGTATGTTTTGTGTTGTTTATTTATTTTTTCTTCTATTTTCAGTTTAGCTTCTTTCTTTGAGAAAGCACTTACCTTGTATTTTTTTGTAAATACAATCTCAACTTCAACATCATGTTTCACAGGAGTGTCCAAAAATTCATCTTCTGTGTAATTACTTGAAGTAAACTTCTTTAAAGCTGCTAACATTTCATGTCCTTTCACAATATCAGAACTTGATATCTTCCATATCAAATGGTGGTGCGTTGTTTTCTGCTGCGGTTTCTGTTGGTGCTTGTGATGTTTGATCATCATTTCGAGGAGGCGCAACACTTAGCTTTAGATATTGCACACCTTCTTGTGTTTTCTCACGATAGGCAAAGACTCTAGTGTCTCCAAATGGACCTGAGTAAGCGTAGTTCTTTTCTTCATCATCTTCCTCGAACATGACGCCACACTGTACATAAAGAGCTAAACGCTTCTTTTGGTTCTCTGCTACAGGTTCCGCAACAACGACTATCTTAGGCATATAATCATCGTTGGGGTCTGTACTGAACTCATGTACGTTTAGTTTGCCTGATAAGATAACCTCACCAAGTCTGTGATCTACAGGAAAGGCACTGCCTTTGTTTGGTTTCATTTCATATGCCACTAGAACTTACCTCCTTCAGCAGCTTTCTTTTCTTCGTTAAGTTTTTGCACCATTGTGTTCTGAGGTGCATTAGGTTTGGTTGCTTCGTTCCCATCGTCATCTTCTGATGGTAATCCAAAGGCTGCTTGTAATGCATACCGTTTAGCATATGTGATGCCGCTGCCCATTGCTTGTGGGTTTGTAAGATCTTTAGATCTGACAGGACACTGGCTTACACGCTTTTCGCCAGTAGGTGCATGGTAGATTTCTGTCTGTACGACTTGCACTACTGTGTCACCAATCTGTGCAAGTTGTAGCGGCTGCATAAAGTAAAGCCCGAATTTGTTGGCTTCTCTTGCAGCGTTCATAACATCTTCAAGTGTAGAATATGTACTCTTAAAGTGTGGGTTCTTACCATCTTTTGCTGCTGATACAGCTAGTTTTTGAAACTCAAGCATTGCTTGATCAAAGTTTTTTACGGTTCCAGATTGGCTACCGTTAGATGTTTTCTTTTGTTCAGCCATTTGCTGCCTCCTTACTATTGATTACGATGCGGCATGCACCATTTTTACTGCGCTTTACTGAAAGCAAATCACAGAAAACTTCACGCTCATTATCTTTGATGCAAGAGCGTAAATCCTTTTTACAGGCTTCATTTTCTTTGGCCTGTTCTAATGTTTCTATGTACTGATGTGCAGTGCGAACAAACCAGTTTTCCTTGTTGCCATCTCTTGCAACCAATCCATTGACCTCGATCTTGCTCCAATCAATCTTTTCACTGATGATGTCATTAGGCGGTTCTGTGTCTGTGCGAACGTATTCCCAAAACCTTTTCATCAAGCTGCGATATCTTTCCATGATCTCATTGTCTCTTTTAACAATGCATGTGTCCCACTCATTGCCAAAGATTACAGACATATGTGTCTGATATCTGTTTGATATCCACATATAGAATTGTATTTGCCCCATATACTTGTCGAGTATGTCAGACATTTTATTGAAGTTACTTGTGTGCTTGCACTCAATGATGTCGCCATTTTGCAAGATGCCATCGAGGGTTCCTTTTAGTGGGATGCCTTCATAGTTCATGCCCACTTCTTTTTGCACTGCTTCAACTACGTTTCCTGTCTGTATCTCGAACCAACGCATATTGAACAGTTCTGTTTCAGATCCAAGATTGACACGGAATATATTTGACAAGTCATCAGGTTCTTTGCGACCAGTTTTGACGAGCCAAAGATCGTGCCAGTCACCATTCTCAATGGCGTATAGATCTGAGCCTCCAATAAATCCTTTTCTATTCATCTGCATCTCCTGTGCTGTTGGTAGTTGGGTTGGCATGGCCTTCACGTCATAGGCCATGCCAAACCCAACC